CACGGAGAGTATTGCGAGTCCTTTGCTTTTGAGGTGTTGCGAACCTGATTGATTGCATCCAAGTCCATCTCTTCAGTCAGGTACTCGCCAGTGGGTAATTTTACAGTACAGTAAACCCCAATAGTCTTGCCTCTATTTAAGAACGCCTTGTACTCATGAAGTGGTGCCTTATCAACACCCTTGTTCTGGTAGGTGTCGTTAGAATAAACCAGCTTCGCCTGACCAAACTTTATAGCTCCAGACTGTTTTGCCAGATGAAGCAGCCCCATATATGAGACATCCAGACAAACTGCCTTATCTCTTGGTACCAGATATGCGTGTTTCAATGCAGGGTTTAATGATATCCCGATTGCTGCCACGTTGATAATAGCATTCTGAAGAGAGGTGACATTGTTGCTTGCTGTCTTAGCAAGAAAGTCATTCTTCTGTAATGCCTGCATTGCAAACTGAGATTCCTGACCCCAGTTTACATCGTTTGTAGATAGTGCCTGCTGAAACGCTAATTCGTTATCAGCAATAATGGCTATTGTGCCGCCCATAGTAGTGTCTCCCAGTCTATAGTTATTAAAATTATCACAATGAACATTGCGATATAACTTATAATCCGCTCTTTCAAGCTCTCTTTTTCCATCCTAAAATATCCTTATTAACTGTGAATGCCCATCGTAAACTATTATTTGATTCAGTGCAACATAAATAAAACATTAATTGACTGTTGCATTGTGGGTCTATATCAATTACTATTTGACCGAACGTTTTAATTTTAACAGGAGTAACAAAAATGCGTAAATTTGAAGTAACAGAGGCAATGGCTCGGAGACTTGAGAAGGGTCTTGAGTTAGTGCTTGTTCGATATAATCAAGATGTGGATCTGGCGGATAAGCTCGGAGTCACAAAACAGGCAATCCATGTATGGAAGAAGAAGGGTTATATTCCTCTCGACAGGGTGAAGCAGGTTTCAAAGGTAACAGGCATATCTCCAACTAAACTTCGACCAGATTGCTATTAAGGAGACACAGTGATGCATTTTTACAATTTTAACATTGGGGACTATCGAAGGCGCACCGCACACCTTAGTCCATTGGAACACGGAATCTACCGTATGCTCTTGGATACAGTGTATTTGGAGGAGAAGCCACTGAACAAAGATTTGAATAAAGTTATGCGAACGCATTGCATTCGCAGTGCGAACGAAATGCAAGCTTTCAGAAATGTGCTAAGTGACTTCTTTTTTGAGTCAAAAGACGGGTGGGAAAACAAGCACTGCAACGAGACAATCGCTGCATATCATGAAAAATCCAAAAAGGCACAGGCTTCAGCCCTTGTACGGTGGGGTTCTCAGAGGAGCAATGCGAACGCATCCAAAACGCATAGCGAACGCAATGCGAACGGTATGCTAACCAAGAACCAAGAACCAATAAAAAAGACTAGTGCAAATCGCTTTGCACACTTTGATGATTTTTGGTCTATCTACCCAGTAAAACGTAGTAAGAAAAAAGCCAAAGAGATTTGGGGCAGGAAGAATCTTGGTAACAACCATAAGATGATTATTGCTGATGTAAAAAACAGGTTAAATAAAGACAGGCAATGGCTCGAAGGGTTCGTACCAATGCCGACAACCTACATGAATGGCGAACGATGGGATGATGATGTTGATACATCACCACCCAAGAAGAGTGGATTTAAGAAGCCAGAGGCAGCTACTCCACAACCACCAACAGAGGCTCAACGTAAAAAAAGTGAGGAGGATGTCTGGAGGAAGCTTGGTTATAAGTCTGAGGCAGAGTATTCGAGAGAAGAGTTTAAAAAATCAATGGCTAAATTTAAGGAGTGATGATAATGGCAGATTTGGAATGTATTGGTGTTTACCAATTAAGACTAACAACACATGAGCTTGATGCTCTAAATAGACTTCTTGATGACCAGTTGTTACACAAGTGTAGGCGAGCAGTTATTGAAGAGGTTGATTTGAGTGTTGGTGACTACGCACTTATTCAAGGTATAGGTAATACCATTAGAGAATTTTATCGGGAGTACATATGATGGATGATTTCAAACAGGTAATTCGATATGGTAATGATACTGGTAAGCAGATATCCAGAGCCATGAACCACCTTATGTCGATTGAGATAACTGAAGATAATGAGGTTGAGGTTATTGTTAAAAAGTTCAAGACCAACAAAACGCTTGAGCAGCTCGGATATTATTGGGGAGTTTTAATCCCAGTTTTTATGAAGGAGTATGGCTGCTTAAAAGCTGAAGCTGATGAGGTTCTCAAGGAGGAAGTACTGCCTCCAGTAGTGAAGATAATCTCTGGTAAGGTTCGTGAGATAAGACCATCGATAGCTGTCATGACTGTGAAGGATATGGCAGAGTACATCGATAAGTGTATAATCTTAATGTCCCAACAGGGAATGCACGTTCCACAGCCAGAGTACAGGAAATGATTAAGAGGAAACGCTTCAAATCTAAAAAGTATTTACAAGCAGTCGCACAATTACCTTGTGTTTTGACTGGAATGCCTGCTCAAGTGCATCATTGCATTGGACATGGTGTTTCTGGAATGGGGTTAAAGGCAGGCGATGACCTGACCTTTCCCTTATCTCCAGAGATGCATGATAAGTTACATCGGTATGGATATAAAGCTTGGGAGAATGAGCATGGCTCTCAGCAAGCATGGGCAAAGAGAACGCAGTATGTTCTTGAGTTATTATTAATTGAAGAATATGAAAAATTCTACGGAGCATACTATGAGAAGGAACATAAAGAAGTTTATTGAGTATCACAAACGTGACGACTGGGCTGCATACATTACCAAGAACATGGGAGCTGCGCCCCTAGATATTTGGAACAGAGAGATGCACGTTAAGACCAAGCTTGGCGAGATAATTGCTGTCTGGCAATCAGAGCATCAATACGGATACATCGAAGAGTGCAGATCACCAGAGAGATTGGCTGCATGAAATACAACATAATCCCAGTACCAAAGCCAAGAATGACCAGAAGTGACAAATGGCGCAGGAGAGCCTGTGTGATGCGCTACTGGGAATATAAGGACATTGTAAGGGGTAGTGGCTTAAAATTGAATGTAGACGGGTTTCTGGTCGAATTTGAGGTACCTATGCCCAAATCTTGGAGTAAGAAAAAGAAACTGGAGATGGATGGGCAGCCTCACAGGCAAAAACCTGACGTTGATAATCTATTAAAAGCTCTGCTTGATGCTGTGCTGGACGATGATTCTGGAATACATAATGTTTGGATGAAGAAGAAGTGGGGAAAGAAGGGTAGCATAACAATACTACCCCTCTGTGCTGGTTAACGTGCTAGTCTCTCCTGTTGTTTTCCAGTTACGCCAGTGGTTATGTTGGCTGCTCGACCTGCTGCTCGACCTGCTTGAGCTGCCGCTTCATACTCAAAACCATAATGCCTTGTTGATCTTGATTTGCCGTACTTAGCCACACCGAACCGCTGCTCAACAAGTGCTGTCTTCTGAACAACTAATGAGGTTCCAGTAGAGGTAACGACCCGTGACTTACGCTCCTCGATAATCTCGGTAATTTTATCGCACAGCTCTCTGGAGTATCCCATCTTAAAAGTGTTGGTTACTGTAATACCAGAACCCTCTGCAGTCTTCATGAACCTCTTGCAAAGTCGGTTTCCATTCTCAACCAGATACCCATACATGAATCGAGCAACAACCACATCGGATTCAAAACCCTGAAACCTGAAGGTCTTGCCGTCCTCATGCCACTTGCCATAATCGTAAGTCACCTTACAATCATTAAGCATTGCACACTTCACAGCAATGAACTGTTCCCACTTTGGGATAGCTTGTCTACGTCTACCACCAGTCTCTTCACCAAAACCATCAGACTCAACAATATCCTTCTCAGATATCTGATGCTTATCCATTAAAGCTCTGGCACGTTTGGCGGCAATTGCTGCCTCATTTGGCGAGCTGCCATCAGCAGCCATAGCAAGTAACTTCTTAACTCGATTTAAAATCTTTTCTGAAATACCCATTTTATTAATTCCTAATTTACTGTGTGTGAGTGCTAATTATGCCTGACCTAAATGATAAGGTCAAGCATTGATTGACTAATACAGGTCTTGCTCATCATTATCGTACCGAGCCTGAAGGATACTAAAGCTATCCCTCATGGTCTCAGACCAGATGGCTCTGGCTTCTGGATAATTCTTGTTAGCTTCCTCATAAGATTCACGAATCTCATCGGATGATAAGTCATCCTCCGTGCAGAAGGTGAGACCGTCCTCACCTTCAACCATTATTCTATATCGACTCATTCTAATCTCCCCAATGGTCTATGTGGTCATCGAAATACCCATCATCCTGCGTATCAGGAAGGTGGTCTACTGTGTTGCCTGCATCAATCTTATGCTCATGAACTTCAGCAGTAGGATATAGCTCCTTCATAGCTTCAAGCTCACCAGAGTCGATGAATTGCTTCTTACTCTGACCTGCAAGAACTGAACTGCGCTCATAAGTTCCCCAGCCATATGCAGTCCACCATTCGTACTGATGATCAAACTCTATGGTCAGGTAATCAAACTTTGAAAGAGGCTCGCCTGCAGGAGTCTTCTTGTTTACCTTCTTGGCTGGCGCATTGCCCCACGGTAACCCGTAGTTGCTTGCACATTTCTTGCCGTAACCTGCATCGATAGAACGGTTGTCAGAAAGAACTTTATTGCAGAAGCAACAGTTGTCAGTGCGCTTACCAAAAGCTTTAGCTACTGCAACATGGTCATCATTAAGCTCAGTAAGCAAACGAGTAACCTCAAGATTAACTTGGCGTGAAGGATTCCAACCACCTTCCAAGTCGATACGACCATAGAAGATATTGTCCTCATAAGAACCACCATCGGTAATCATGATGTGACCAGTGTAACGACTGCGCTCACCTGCAACCTGAAGCTTAACTGGAGATCCAGATTTAGTATCAAGATAAATTTTTGGGAATTTAAGGTTCTCTTTAGCTGTAACGAACATCTCAAAGATGTTTGAAAAATCAAGCTCTTTAATTGCTTGGTACTCAGCATTACGAGTATCACGAACAGCTTCGATTTTTGCATTCTTCTCGTCAGCAAGTTTATGAACCCAGTACCATTGTTTTTCAGATAGAGAGTTTTTGATTTGAAACTGCTTTACCAAAGACTTGGCAAAGTCCGATGCACTAAGGTCAGTGCTTAAAGTGCTGATATCTGCTAATCGTTTATCCATGATGTAATTCCTAATGTACTGTGAATGAATCCCAATTATGCCTGACCCCTATTATGGAGTCAAGCATTGTTTGACTGAAATGTTATTTATTTAATGGTAGGTCTGAAGGGTGTGACGATACAGAGGTACGTTGCACGATGGGACATCTGCATTAATATCATCAGTATGAATAGCGACATTAGTCTGGACAAACACCCTGTCAGATGCGCCATAGCCTGCTGGTGATATCAAAGCTTTTGTATCGGTAATGACGTACTTTGTATCGACTTTCATCAATTCTGATTCAAGAGTAGACTGCAATCGCTCAAGGAAGGCAGTGTTTGTAGCTTTTGCAGATGCGAACATATCTATCTTCTTTTGAACTTCAGAGACCTCTTGGTCATCTGTCTTTATCCATTCACGCATTCTGTTTTGTGCATCAAGCGACTCTTCCAGTGTGTATGGTGAGTTGGCGATAGCCTCCTCTGTTTCCATGATTAAAATCCTAATCTTATCTTTGTTAACATCCATTATATTACCCTCTACTTACTGTGTTTGGAGACCACTCGCCAGTACCCTGAGATACTGTATTCGGTGACCACTTGATATTCTCTGCTTCTTCTTTATCTGCAAATGGTCTATCACCAACATGAGCATGATAGGCAGAACCATAAGCAGGTGCTATTGCTGACCAGAAAGCCATACAAATACGACTGGCTTCAGTTACTTTATCGCAAAACTCCTGAGCCTCATCACCATCAGAGAATGTATGGTTGTGACGATAACGTCTACCAGTATCCTCTTCTCCAACGATATAAAACACTGATAGTACTTGAGAGCCATCGTAAGCCTCACAATGTACATCAGCAACCATATCTTCTCGAACGTAAAACTTAGCCATAATTTTTAAATCTCCTGTGTGAATCTGAATAATACCAATATTAAAACATATCTGTCAAGCACTGTTTGACTAATAAGGTATAAAAAAGGCAGGTGGTGAGCCTGCCAAAAGGGTCGAGCTATAACTTGAGTTTATTTAGTATTGCCATTTTTGGTGGCTTTGATTCTTGCGAGTCCATATGAGCCATAGAAGAATACGATGATTGCAGTGGTACCGCCAAACATAACGCCAGACGCAGCCATTTTAAAATAGAACTCAGCAAGAGCCATATCCCACGGAGCGCATATGCATGACATTAAAACAATGCCCAGCTCAACCCTTATCCACAGGAGAGCAATAGCTCGTCTGGCAATAGAACGTGCTGTATTCTCGCTCAGGGTAGCTTTAACAAACTCCTGAACACTATCAACAGTCTTGCCGTTAGCCTCCATGACTTCCTCTGGAGTGAGCTTCATGTTGCCAATCCAATTTCCTACTTGAGTAAGAAGACCGTTATCTTTATCCATGACATTATCAACAGTCTTCTCGCCCCAACTTAAAGGGTTATACCAAGCCATTATTTCACCTCATCAATTATTGTTATAAAAACCTTATTCCCATTGTCGAGAATCTCATCATATACCAAAGCAGCTAACATATTGTAAGCTCCTGTGGAGTTCGTTGTTCGCCACTTCTTCATAGGGTTCATATCAATCCCGAATCCAGTCAGGATGCAGCCAGACGTATGCTCATCGGTATTCCCGATATGAATGTATACCCATGTGAAAGAAGGAACATCCTGAAGCCAGATCATGCCCCTGTGTCTGGAACCTAACTTGTCTCCGTACCGCTCATTCATACCACCTTCATTGCGAACCTTAATCTCATACCTTCCTGCTGGTATCCTTGTTTCATGTGGAACCTTTTCAATTCTGCTTTCATCTTCAAGAGCAAGGCAGAATGGGTCGCCATCTACAGACAGGCAACCCAGTGTTGTTTCTCCATTATCAGCAAACCGCTGTAATTTTATTTCCATTAAACCGCATCCCAGTTAACTATTATTGTCATTGTTTCAGTGGTGACCGCATCACCATTTCCAGTGTCTGTTACTTCACACTCAAAAACATCAGTGGTCTCGTCATTAAAACCCAACCCTTGAATCTGAATTGTGTCAGTACCCTGTCCATTTAATATGCTAAATGTGCTGCCAGATATCCGAGTCCAGTTATAAGTGAACGAACCAACACCGCCATTTACAGTAGCAACAATATTGCTGGACGTATACTGCTGTGCAGGGTCTATCAGTTGTACAATGTGACTTGGAGCAATATCAACTTCAAACGAAGGCACTCCATTGTAAAGAGTTAATATCTCGTTCGCAGTTAACGCTTTATTAAAGAACTTTGCCTCATCGAGAGTGCCACGACCACGATGCTTTACATCGTTATAAGCATCGCCACCAATAAAGAGTGAGCAAGCCCCGTTGTAAACAGCAGCTCCTCGATATTTAGTCCCTTTCAATACGCCATTTATGTACAGCCGCATATAAGAGCCATCGAAGGTAGCAACCACATGAGACCACACATTGAGAGTTTCGTTTGTGTAGATTCTTGCCCTGTCCTCATAGCCATTGTCGATATAAAAGTTCCAAAGATTTGAGCTTCCAGTAGATAAGTACCACCCGTATCTTGTGCCACTTCCATTGGTAGTCCTGAACCCCATGAACTGTTCTTTATTATTTGCTTTTAATGGGTTAACCCATATTGATGCTGACCACTGTTGTACGGCAAAATCTGCATGGTAAGGAATGTTCCCAGTGTTGTCTTTGTAAACATAAAGACCAAGACCATCGTGACCAGTCCTTAAGTCTGGGGTATTAGCAAATGTTATATCATGATTATTATCTGTTTCATCCAAAGATGTGTTGCCAGACATATTATCAAAGGTGTGGTGCATGATAAGGTTAGGATCTGCAGGGTTTGATATTGCCTCCCAAGTGATATCTGTTGTCACCACATCAAACACTTGAGCATCACCATTACCTGTGTCGGTAACAGTGCAGGTCAAGGTCTCAGTTGTATTGTAATCAGACCTGTCACCAGAGAATGTTGTTGCTGCCGAAGTTGGGCTGTCTGGCGTTAATGCAATCCCATCTGATGTCCATAGGAAGGCAAACTGCCCTACACCACCAGTAATTGATGCTATCAATAATGGTGTACTGTATGCACCAGATGGAACTGTATCTGTAATATCAGCAACATTAACATCAACATCAAATTCAGCAGTGCCAAATGCGGCATCAAACCTCCACCAATTATAATTCCTATCTCTGATAGCACTGCTCAGTGCGTGTAAATATATTTGAAACTCATCAACCCCACCCTCCCAAGTTTTTGTGCCATCAATCGCTTCTGCACCAATGACAATTTTTGAAATTTGGTCAACATCCCAAACGCCAGTAGCTGTGGTAAGAAGTGTATTTGAAACTGGTTTGTTATCGATTCTGCAATCAAGTGAGCCTGTTATATCAAAGTCCATAACAATAGAGAGGTAGTGCCACTGGCTATCTGCTGTAATCCCATAAGAAGACAAACTACTACAAACTGTGAACTCTTCAAGCCCACTCGTCTCATCCTGTATTGAGAACATTAATTTATTGCTATCAACATCATCGAGATTAATTCCCCACTCAAGGGTGTTGGTCTGCTTGCCTGCGAGAACCATTCCTGCTACTGAGTTATCAATCCTGAACGCACACTCAATAGTAAAATTCGGTGTAACCAGTCCTGCTATTTCTGTTAATGGCATTTACTTAACCCCCACTATATAAGCATTCCTGAATGTAGTTGCAGCATCATGCGCCCTGCCAACCCCAACCCTGAGAGTGTCTCCTGCTGATGCCACGAATCTTGTTGTCATAACGCCATTGTCTTTAGATGAGTCATACGCATCATCACTCCCCACATCAATTGTGCTGTTAAAAGATTGTTGAACATCATTAATATAACCAAATATTTTCTTTACCTCATCGGTTCTGCTTGGTAAGGATGTGTCATCTAACTCAACAACCATAATGTACTCACCAGATACTGGAACTACATATGGCTGAGAGTAGCAGTTTCCAAGAGTCGCTGTGCCACCAGTAACCTTAACAGATACCCCTGTTGGAGATGTCTCGTTACTAACAGACCCACCATTTATACCTACCCAAGAAGATGCGTCATTAGGTATGTAGTGAATATTGTATCTTGAGTCGAAATCTGCTTTATTATTCCAACCAACCCAGTCTGCTTCTACTGTGCCTGCAGGAAGTGCGGAGACACCGCTAATATCTGGGTCTGGGTCTAATCTTACAGAACTTGCTCTATCGCCTGTTCTGCCGCACATGACTGACATCCAACCCATACTTGTGAACGTGTAAGTGCCAAGAATTGCCCCACCCTTACTTACATGGAACTGACCATTGTCATAATCAATAAACACATAACAACTACTGCCGTTACCAAGTGTTCCCAAGTCTCCTTGACTGTTGCTTTGCTTAAACACCTCAAAACTACCTCTGATAGTTATTGCTGTCCCTGAGTCAGCCGCCATTGTTCCAAGAAACATTTGGTCATTGCCACCCATCTTGAAGGTAAGTGATAAACCATTATTAAACCCTACATCATCTATGTAGTCCCACCTGACAACATACTTTCCTCCTGCCGTCCCTCTTCTGACAACCCTGCTTGCCACATTTGATGTGTCCGCTCTACCATCACCACCAACACCAGTGTCTTCATTGATGGTTCTCCATCTATCTCCCCATGTTTCCTCTCCCCATGACCATATTTGGTCGTATCTCTCATAGATTTGCTTGCTTATGCCGTAACCAAAGTTGTATGTCCATCCAAATGGATATGTAAACAAATCAACATTCCAATCTTCTGGGAACTGAGTTAGTGTTGGGTCGTATATCTGAAGAGATGTTGGAGTAGTTGTAGACGGTTCATTGTACAGGTTAAAAACTTCACTCGCTGTAATTGCCCTATCAAAGAAAACCACCTCATCTAAAGTACCAGTTAGATAATTAACCCTGTTAAAATAGAAATCATCGGTTCTACAGGCAATATTCATTCTAGCATTAGGAAGGTCATAAAAAAGTCCTCCAGAATAAGGTTCTGTAGCCTCAAGAACACCGTCAGTATATATTTTTATATACAACCCATCGTAAGTTCCTACTACATAATGCCAATTGCCATCAGTAACTGTGGTTGTGCCGTCAGCTAAATCATAATTCGTGCCAAGCAACATTCCTGTGTTAGAGCCGATTACCAAACTAATTACGTTGGATTTAATCCTAAAATCAACACCACTTACTGCGTTTAAGTCATTAGAATAATTACTATATATACACTGAATTCCAGTGTCTGTTGTTTTAACCCATGCCCCTATAGTTATATTTGTTACATCAAAAGGCACATGGCTAGTTAAAACACCAACCTGTGCGCCATTAAGATATGTGGCTTCGTTTATTACCCCTGCAACACCACCTACGGTAGGCGAGCCTCCTGTTGGGACATCATATCCGTTTGCAGTAGAATCAATTATAGTTGCCTGACCACCACCTTCATTATTCATTTGCCAGTGTGCCAACATATCTGTAGGAGGCGCATTGCCCGATAGACTTTTTGCAGTGCCTCTACCGTCATTCTGAGATGCTGTTACAGCATAGCTATTAGTGCTTGCATCAGACTCATACTCAAGATTATCAACACCGAGCTTCTTCTCCTCAGCGATAATTCCAGAGGTCTCATCGAGCTGCCAATACCAAGCTGGCAGAGCTTGTAAAACAGAGTCCTCAAAGGACAAAATAACACCTGCAATAATCTCCTGAATTTCAGCCTCACTAAGAGCTTTTCTGTATATTCTGGCATCATCTATGTCACCAGTGAAGTACTGTGCAGGAGTAACACCATCGTTATATTGGCAACCCACAGCAGCCGCACATTCTGAACCATAAGGAATTGTTTTTACATAGTCTCTCGATGCAACCTCATACCCTCTCTCAAAAACTCTTAACACAAGACCGTCATAGGTGAAAGCAACGTGATGCCACTTTCCATCACAGAGATTATTTGAGCCGATTACATGGGCGTAGCCATCGGCTTCTCCTTCACCTCCCCAACCGCCTCCTGCAACAACCCCTCTAATTTCGCCAGTAGTATTAATCTTGAATATACTGCCTTGTCGAACAGGATTTATTGATGACCAGTTTGAATAGATTGGCATCGCTGCGACATTGCTTGTTTTTATCCAAGCCATGTAGGTGAACGCTGTTAGGTTGAGGTCTGTAGCATCTGGAGTAGTCAGGTGATCAGCAACCCCATCAAGAGAGATGGCTGCACCAATAGCACCAGCAGAATATGTTGGTGAGCCAACCTCTGTTCCAGTGTGTTCATTACCAGTTTCGTCAATTACAGAAGCCATAATTTATGCCCAAGTTACGCTGACTGTGCAGTCTGCATAAGCAGTATTTGCATCAGCATCGGTTGCTGTACATCGCCAAACCTCCGCAGAGGTTTCGCTTGTCCCAGTTCCAGAGAATGCAGTCATTGATGAAGATGCAGCATCTGCCGATAGCAGTGCTGACCCACCAGACTGATAAGTCCAAGCATAGGTGATTGGAGATACACCACCCTTTACCACGAGTCTCGGTTTAGCAATTGTGGTTGCCGCACCATTAGCCACTGTCTCATTGGTTGATGCAGGATGCATTGATGCTGTTAATGGTGGCTTGTCACCATACCCACTTAATTGCCCAAAGTGATAGGTCACTGTAATTGTGTTTAACCCAGTAGAAAATCCAGTGACAGCTTGGTCGAAATTAATGCTGAAGTTTGATGAGTTTTGTGAGCTTGTTGCACCCATTTGTAGTTGCCATAAGCCTGCCGCCTCACCAGACGATAAGCCGAATGTATAAGTTATAGTTAACGTTCTATTGGCAACACTTGCAGATACTGCAGATATCCCTGCGTTCGCATCACTGGAATGAGGATGCGTTTGTGTATATGGTGTAGGTACAGATTGTGACGTTGTGTATTTGGATGTGTAATTCAGTGATGCTGAGTCGGACAGTGTTGGGTTTTCAGCGACCATTAAAAAAGCACCCTGCTCATTGCTTGTATTCCTCCTGAATATAGACCACCATGCTTTTGATGTGCCATCTACATCATTACAAGAGAAATGTGCAACGTAGGGTTTGCCGCCAAGCATCATGGTACTTTGTTCGTTATACGGCATTGAATAAGTAAACTTCACATGAACATATAATGTGTCAGCAGCAGTTAACACGATTGGAACAACTGCACCATTATCATCTTTTATTAGCGCATGACTATCAATAGTGGTACTTGATGAGTGATTTGATGAATTAACATGAGAGAATCTTGCTCCCACCTCTGATATTGCCTGACCAGAAAATGTCCCTGCAGAAAATAAATGCCCCCAATTATAAGTTCCCCAATATTTGCCGCCAGACTGAGACATCATCCCGTACATTTCTTGGATTATGTCTGTTCCACCTGTATTGTCCAGTTCATTAACCACCCTGCTCTTGGTGGCAACATTGGTCTCCATCCCAGTGTCTGCCTCTACTGGCTCTGTAGTCCCAGTACCAACAAAGCAGGCACAATAGTGTCCGACCTGTGGATTTCCAGATGCGTACCCAAGAAGTCGTGAAAAGAATCCGTTGGTTAATATGTTTTTTGATTCTGCAACCACTTCCCCATTTTTATAAAAAGTGTATGTTGCTCCCATTTTAATCGACATTATTTATCTCCTACGGTGAAACGATTGTGACAGACATACTCAACCCAATTTCAGATTCTGGATGTATTGATTTATCTACGGTTACATTCATGTTTGATGACGAGCCAAATGTTGATGTAGGGCTAATTGTTGCACCCATTAGGAGCGATGATTTTCCTTCATCAATCTCCACATTTCTTCCGTCAGGCACATTGTCCATCGTGTAATGAAGAACTAAATCCTCCTGAGTGGTGGAAGGATGTTCAATCCTGATTGCTTTAACTAAAGCGTTAACGCCTATCATGGTGCTATGCTTCCTGACAGAACCCATATGTTTGTAGCTCTCTGCCATAATGTAGCAAAGCCAAATTGCTCTGAGATGCTTAAGCCCTCAGTAGCCTTGTATTCAATTGTAACGTTAGCTCCTGCAAGAAACGATACCTGACCAACCCCTGCTTGGTAAACTGGAACCACTGAACCAACAGGCAGTGGCTCTGTAGCAAAGTCCTCGACAGTAACGACAACTGGTGTAGCTGCTGTACAGACCATACCCTTACTCTGGTGGGTTGCAAGTAGTTGAATGGCGGTTCCTACCTCGGCAATTGGAGGAAGAGCTGCTTCAGCAATATTTTCTATTGTGTAAACATCATTACCATTAACTGTCAATTCATTGGTAAAGTTAAACGCTTGACTTAAGTCAAGACCACTTGAGTTTTCTACCCATTCAAGAGCAGTACCATCGGCATTAATTCTCAAGTAACCCAGCGGTAAATTTGGTGCTGGTAGCGCAGGATTAAAGTTATTTAGTGTTGTGTTCGCATTAAACTGCAGCGTAAGGTCATCGTTCCAGATGAGCTGCTGAATCAGTCTGGTTAGCTTATCAAAGGCATCCTCATGATTCTCTGGGTAGAACGCTCCCTGAGACTCGAAGTTGGTAAGTTGGGTAGGCACAAAGTTTGACCGCATAAACAACGTGTAATCAGTTGGTAGTGCTGTCTCAGCAGTATCAACCAGCAAGACAATCTCGCCACCACCGTCATCACCAATTCCATTAACTCGGTAATCAGTATCAACAGTCAGGACAGTTTCAACGCCCTCATCATCTGTCTGGATTACAATAACCTGATCCTTGTGTGTCACTCTCCAAGTGTAGTTAAACCTTGAAGCCACATCGTTGCCAGTGTACTCGCCAGCAGTAATGGTTTGATTTTGAACTGTCATCTACTTATCCTCTTTGTCTTTAGTCCACATTAGGTAGTCCATCAGGTCGACATCCTCACCTTCGATTACGTCATCGTAGAACGACTCCCCAAATCTATTCATGGCTTTACTTGGGTACTTGAACATTATACCACCAAGATCATTAATCGCCTTAACTTGTTTTCTGCCAAGCTCAACATCATCATCGAATGGTGCAGCGAATACATCGCCAAAAGCATTGAACGCCTTACCGCCAACCTCATAGAATGTTCTCATTGTGGAGCCACCCCTGAATCCAGATATCTCTGAACCCATTTCCCTGATTAACGGGTATGACCCTGCCGCACTTTTAGCCGTCTCTTTTGCTATCCACTTCGGAAGAGAGTCTTCCTCTTCATCGTCACCGAGACCCTCAATGGTTCCCTTAATAACTCCAACCATAATTGCTTCTGCAGCGAGCATTGTCATGATGTCACGAACGTACCGAACTTTATTGGCAACACCCTCTTTGTTAGCCTTGCGAGTGAACTCCACCATGATGTTACCTTTGTTGAAAAAGTAACCGCCAAGTGAGGTGAATATTCTAACGAACTCCTGTTGCCTGATAGATGTTGATAGTGAGCCACGCTCAACCGCAGTTCTGTCAGAGAAATCCCCTGAAGACTGTGAACGCCTAACCATATTATCTGCCTCACTAATATGATCTGCCTCAGTGAAATCTGGATTTCTTCCAAGAGAGTTTCTGTAAGCACCGTGCCATGAGATAGCATCAACCATTCTCTGAACAAATGCTATCGGCTTGAACAGCGACTTAGCTACCCATCGTGGAACAACCTTGCTGCCCTTTGTTGGGTCTTGCTTCATCGCATTAACCGTATCCATCAGGTCTTTGTTGAATGACTCTCCACGGTGCTTCATGAAGTTACTGTTGTCCTGCATATACCCAATCATCTCAAATGGTCTTCTGGCAAACTGGCTTAACGCCCAGACAGTATTTCCGTAACCAATAACAGGCATGGTGGTAAATAATCCAAGCGGCTGCATTAGCACTGTTGAGAAGTTCCAGCCAATAGCCATTGCAGAGAATCCTGTCCTGATGCCTCTCAACCATCGACTAACAATATCACCACCAACCTGCTCGCCAATCGCAATATCCTTTAGCCAGACATCAAGAGCTTTGTAGGTGGATATATTTCTGGTCTCGGTCATCATATCCCGAAACGGTTTTGATGAGAGCAATTCCTGAACCTCATTGATTGCATCAGACATCGCTATCAACTGGATGTTGCCAGTGATGTGACGGTGCCATACTGACATATCAAGGAGAACAGGTCTGCCTCCAGAGCCTTGTCGCTCCTGCAGCATTCCATCAGGAGTTTGAGCTTTGGTGAACCTTCCCATTGAAACACTATTGATAGAGTCTCTCAGGTCTTCCTCTGATACATTGAGCGAGGTCTTTGGGTCGTAAGATAGTGGATGATAACCACCCTCCATCTCACCGAACTTAGTCATGAATGAAGTTGGCTGAACCTTCATGGGTCGAACGCCCTTTCTCTTATACTCAAGATCAGAGAGCTGCTTCCAGTAACTGTCATTGTATGCCCAGACCTTCTTCACAAAATCCCATTCTTTCTTTGTGAGGTTATTAATCACAGCCATAACATCATCTTCACCTCTGGGATATTCCAGAGTGCCATCAACCTTCGAGTCGATAACAGCCTGTCTTGATGAGTCGTTGCCCCAGTTCAAGGCTAATGAGATCATCTCCCACTTTGTGAAGCTTCTGTTCAGACCATTGACTTTGGTCTTCTTATTCATCTCCTGCAGCTCTTGCTCATTGAATGACTCTTCATAGATGTCAACCATATCGGCATTAGCTTGCTCCTGCATAGGGAGAAGCTTGTTGGAGATAGCATCATCAATGGGTCGTTTAATTCGCTCGTAAGCAGTGCCACGCTCATCACCATCGAGGTACCTAACCAAGTTCTCTGGGTTAGTTAATGCAGTGGTGATGTAGTCATTTACATTTCTACCCATCGCATCTTTCATTTGGTCAGAGTGAGTTGGGCTGCCAATATGGGTAGTGGCTCTAATGTCATCAGCGATAGTTTGATGGTTAGCGAGCTTCTGCTCTTTAACTTCATCGTAGTTCTTTCCGCCCACAAATCGCAGGTGGTCAGCCATGTCAGAAATGCCAAGTAATTCATTCAGTGGCATCTCCTTGTATGACCTAATATGCTCTGGCATTGGAGGTTTGTCTGCAGCAGGAATGGCTGGGTCGAGAGCCATCATAATCTGCCTGATGTTATTGTCGTATGGGAATATCTCAAACGAATCTGTTTGCTGCTCAATAGCCCATAGAGCAATTGCCTTTACTTTGTCGAGAGCTGCCTCTGGAGCATCCTTTACTGACCGCCTGAAATCATAAGCAATAAGTAGCTGCTTCATTCTGGCAATGTACTCAGGGTTCATGCTCTTGGAATAATCCCTGCTCTGCATTCTCTTGAGCTTGGCACTAACCCTCTCGGCTTTCATCTTTGCTTCAGTCGCTGCCCTGTACAAGTAGAAGTTTGCCGCCTGTAAAGTCTTTGCCTCAATCGCTGCTTTTGTATCCCCTTTGTCAACTGCCTTCTGAGCCTCTTTTGCATACTTGACCTCTGCTCTTCTGAACTTGCTTGGAACCAGTTTATCGTATGGAGTTCTCTCAACAAACAGTCTAGCTTCCTCCTTGAGCTGTCGCTTATCAATAGCAGGCTTTCTCTTCAATTGCCTATTCAATAAACGAAGTTCGTAAAGAAGAAATTCAGCTCGACCTTCATGGTGGGCTGCAGCTTCAGCTTCTTGTTGAAGGGTGCCGTCATTCAGCATATCGCCATGACGTTTATGCATCTCATCTTCAGCCATTTCCTTCACACGGTCATTAAGTGGAGGAGCTTCAGAGAGGTCTGCAAACATAGTGGCACCATCAGCGAATCCATGACGCTCTGCCATTTCATCGATATTCATTGTGCTGTCTTCGTGAACCATCTTTGCGTATTCAATTGGTATCTTGCCATCAAAGAAATCCCTGACAGCAGCAGAGTTCATCTTGGTGTCTGGATTGTCATCAACAATTGGCTTACGCATCTTGTCTCTGGATGAGTAGACTGGATCATTCTCAATCAGCTCGGCTTTAATTTCTTTTTTGAGCTGGGCAGTTTCACTCTTCCAGAGTTTTGTTTTGGTTCGCTTTAATTCATTAAATAGTTTCGTGCGGAGTGTCTCATCAGCTTTCTCGGCATCCTGCCTAACCTTCTTCTGATAGGTCTCCATCTCCTTCTCGGTAAGTACTGTCGCCTGATCATCAGCGGTAGCTTCTCGACCAGCAGTCTTCACATTCAGGAATAGGTTGCGATAATCCTTACTGCTTCTTGCTTCTGCAATTTCCTCTTTACTGGCAAGCATTCTGTCCATAACACCACGGATGTCATCGTTGAGCTGGACATTAAGTTTTGAGACCACGCCCTTGTAAACCTGAGTCAGCCAGTTTGAAAATGCACTGAATGCAGAACGTAGATTTTCTGACGGAGCCTTACCTTCATAAAGGTATTTCTCGAAACCTCTTGCCCACATCTCGTGATGCTCAACGCCAATTTCATCAAATGAATTAACACCAAGCCACTGTAGTATTTTCTGCTGGTCTTCTGTTAGGTTTTCTGGGTCAGAGAGCTGTCTCTCCATTTCCAAAAACAGGTGTCCAGATTCATGCAGGAAGGTTGATAGGTCAGCCTTCTCGAACAGGGTGATGATAGCTTTATCATCCTTAAAAAGAATATTACCTCTGGCATTATTCTTGTCCTGTTCGTTGGGCTGATAGAAGAGGTTGCCCTCTTCGAGATTAAGATTAATTCTCTCAGCAGGAGTTAGACTATCTAACTCGCCAAGTATTGCTCTAAGTCTGTCGGAAGATGGTATTCTACTACCAGTTTGTACTGACCCTTTATCATGTCTGGCGTTACGTTCTCTGACCCGTGCTTCTGGATCAGTCTCGCTATTCCATTCATCAGCAAGTTCTCTTGCTTCTGACTCAATACTCTCAGTTGTTGAGAAGTCAGTGCCATCTTTAACGGATTGTAGCCACCTTTTTTGTAGCCCTTTTCTTTGCTCATTAGTCCCACTCCATTTCATTATAACTATGTCGGGAAATCCATCTGACTCCTTCCACCCGTCTGCAGCCCATGTTCTCTTCAGGTCGTTAAGTTCATTAACATCCTTATGATACTCTGGGTCAAACGGTACAGTAGCAGCGACTTCAAACCCGTATTCTGCATAGAGAGAAGGCAGGAATCCATCTTTATAATCCTTGCTCTTCACTGCATATGCATCGAGTACGGTGGCTCCCTCTTCAATGGCTTTCAACATGACAGCAGGAGCCGCTATACCTTTGGCTCCAAGCTCATTGTTGATGACACCGTTGATGGCAACTTCATTCTCGGACAGACCTGCTGCCTCCAAATCAATGCCATACTCTCGATTATAATTATACCCACTACTAAGAGCAAAGTAAACTTCTGATTGACCGAGGTTGAATATGCGAGTGCTTAACCCTGTGTTAACAACGTTCCCGTCTTTATCTTCTTTGTAGTCTGGAACCACGCCCTTTCTGGCTGCATTAATCTCTCTGTTGATTAACTTTGAGTTTGGGATAGTCAGTGTTGAAGAGGACGGTGAAGATTTGAGTGCATGAATAAAATCAGCAGCACTAAACCCTTCCTTGCCTGTTTCTTTTTTCTGGGCATCCTTTGTCAATAATGATGAACGCCAATTGCTACGCTTAAAGTCCTGTGCAAGTCGAGCCTGCTTCGGTGTCTGTATGGCGTTATATTCGAGAGAGTTGATGGTATCAGCCATCTCTTTAGTCATCTTCTGCTCTGGCAGTGCCAACATAAAGCTACGCTTACCATGTGGGATTGATGCGTTCTTATCCCTGCGAGACTTTGCCCAGTCTGGGAACATAGTCTCCATGCCAACAGGCTTATGAAATTTGCCAACAACACTCCCAGTGACTCCGTACTTGTACGACCTGTGCTTTTTGGTACCAGTCTTATCGCCAAGTTCGACCTGTGCATCTTTGCCCTTATCAACCTTGATGATCAGCATTGCATCGCCATAGGCATAACCTGCCACCGACTTATCAATAGTTTCTCTCAGCACCTTGTTAACATTTGGTGAGCCGAGATTCTGAGCTGTTTTGGTTGCCAGAGTATCAGCAAGTACCTTTCTATTATGAAATGTTAGACTACTAATCCATTTGTGTAGCTCACTCCTGTTGTTGAAGCTGGGAAATTGTTCAAATGTCTTGTCTGACATAAAGTCCCTGAGAGCCTCTGTAAGAGTCGCTTTATCTTCGGCTGATAATGGCTTATGTTTTTTGCCAGATGTCTCGTAACCTATCCATGCGCTCTCATCAATGGTCTTTCTGACTGCCACTGGAACTTTCTTTGGTGGAATATCCTCCAAGAACTTCTGAATAGTTTTGTCGCTCTTCCATGACAGCTTGTATCCAAGCTCCTTCATGGTTGCTTTGGCTTTATTGCCATGCTTGATAAGTTGGGTTAATTCTTTCTGACCATCCTTATCAATTCGACCATCTCTGATGTAGGCTTCCAGTGTCGAGAATAAAGCCTCCATAACGGATGCGTTCGACCGATGAGTGTCTGCTGCCATTGCAGAGACAATAATATAATCAGACTTTTGTAGTTTGGTTACTCCACCAACGTCATTAACAGCCCAGACAATCTTGCCATTATGGTAAGATTCCAGCATTGGGAATGACTGACCGCCCTGCATTTCTGTTGGGTAGTCCACCTGACTGGAGTCAATACCAGTGAACAGGAATCCGCCACCAGTTAAATCAGCCAGCGTTGGAGCGAAAGTTGCGCCAATAAAATCATCTGGGTTAACAATCGCTGCTTCAGCGACAATCCTGTCGTAATTATCATGGTAGTTATCGGTCAGAGTGTTTGGCAGCAAGACCAACTTGGCATCACGCTCATCCTTCTTTGTCAGGCTCTTACCCATATCCTTGTCAGGCTGAAATAAGCTGAGACCCTGATTCATGACTTTGTTACGAAGCTCTTCTGTTATTGGAATGTGCCAGAAGCCAGCGTCAGTCTCTGCAGGAATTCGTTCGTACAACTTCCGACCCACTGCCTCAGCTTCTTCTCTGGTGTCGAACTTCACTCTGGTGGCATAAGTATCTGTTCCTTGAATCTTTTCGTACCCATACGCCCCTAACCCATGTCGCTTTATGCTAATGACATATTGTCCCTGATTACCAGCCCAGTAGTCATTCTCAATAATAATTGAATCCTCAAAACTTGGCTTACTGTAGGTGTGTGCAGGGTCACCATCAAATGCAATATTTGTCGGAGTGATACCTGTTATCTTCTTGATTCGTGCAGGCATTAATTTGTTGTACTGGTTAGAGTACATCTCAAGGTATTCCTTGCTCCAAGTACTTGCCACTGATGCTGCATTGTTCCAAGTGAGATGGTCTTTACCTTCAGCAATTGCCGTCAGCAACGCTCGCTTTAACCCTAAATCAATCCATGCCTCAGTCTTTTTAAATGGGGCATCTGGTACAGCTTTAATCTCTTTCTTCTGTTGAGCCTCAATAATCGCTCTCTGATTATGAAGGTCTATCAATTGCTCGGCTATCTTCGGGTTGCTTGCGAATAATTCAGCAAACACCGTGAAGCTTTTTCCATTACTCTTTTTGTGGCGATCAGACAAGACTTGATGAAATGCTGAAGACCTTATTAGCCATGCATCCAGATCGCCTTTATCCTGATGCTTGCTGTACATCTCAACATAGGTATTCATGGCAGAGAGGAATGATTCCTCTATAATACCTTCATCGAACCTTTCAGTAAGAATGTATTTCTCACCATCCTTATCTGTAACCTCTTGTGTCTCAAATAGAGTTCTGCTCAAGCTATCCATCTCAGATGAGATTTGAGATTTGGCTTCAGCCAAGTCAGTAAGACTGCGCTCTGAATAACCGACCTGCCTGCCCTTCTGATGAAGGTCTGATTGCTGCTCTTCAATGTGTAGCGACACACCACTGAGACCGCCCATGTCAGTTCGGTCGTTTGTTCGCAGGAAGGTGATGATGTTCTCGTCATCAAAGTGAACCGTGTTTGTAAACCGCTCTCCTGCGCTTGTGGTCAGGTCTGGCATTTTGATTTTTATTTCACGGTAATTTGTGTCTTCATTATAATTCAAATCAGGGTGGTTAACGTTGTAGTTGCTGCTACCCCATTTTGCTCTCTCTTCAACTGGGGTTGATACGCTATGTTCAAACTCACCGTCCATCTGGGACTCAATCGCATCCTGATGATTTAAGTAGCCAGCCTCTCTGGCATCTTCGTCACGACCAGCGTCTTCAAGCCTGACGAATCCCTCGTTATGCGAGAGAGTATCTCCACTCTCAATCATAAAGCCATGAACGCCTGCGGCAGAGCCAAAAAAGTGACCGTAGCCTGACTCATCGTTACCAAGTAAAAATGAGTTTGATTCCCCTTGATTTCGCCTGATAACCTCAAGAGTGTGCGTGTCGTTATCCCTGTCCCTGTATATCTCCATTCCACCTCTGACAGCAGAGCCAATAAAGTTACTAAGATGGTCTATCGCTAAAGCTTGAACCTGCCCGTTATTGTAAAATTCCCAACCTAATGGGTTTAGTTCAGATAAGCGAACCGACTGTTCAAGTGCAACTTTCTTTCTGGTGTTACTGTCTGTTTCTGCAAAGTATTTCTCAAGCTGAAATATCTCCTCATCAGTAAGGAGCTTATTATCTTTGTTTTTAAACACCTCAAAAACCTTATCGACATTGGCTATCACCCACTTACTATACTCAGTACCCATATCAATGGAAATACCAAATGGCAAATGTTCTTGAGCAATTATTAAGTCACCCCCCCTGAACTGCTGCTTCAATCCATTTACAGCATGGTCAATAAGAGCCTCTTCAACCATCTCTATGTCGTACTGAAAAGGTTCATTATGATATATTTCAACCTCATCGGTAATGTCTATGTCTTGAGGTTTTGGATCGCCTGCTACTGTCTCAATAACATTAAGCTCGATGGCTTGAATAATACTGGCAGTTTCTTCTCTGGTGTACTTTGCTTTTGGGTCGACCTCAAGTATTTCCTGCAGACCGAGCCAATGTAGCTCCTCCTGCTTTACTCCTGATGCCTTCCTGATGTTTGCGTAGATGTTTGACCCAAGTGCCTTGCCCTCTGGGTTCTTCTTCGTAGAGTCCCACGCAGGCAGTTTCATGGTAAGTACAGCTCGCTCCACTGGGCTGAATAATCCAAGCTTTGCATTCTGCTCTTTGAGTAATTTTTGTTCTTCGAGCTTTAGCCCGTCCTCAATCTTCTTGTCGTCTCTCTTGGAAACGGTAACGCCCTGAGCTTCAGCTTGAGTTGCAATAGCGTCAAGGTCAGAGTCAACGTTCTCCATAAATTGATTAATAACAGTACTCTCTGCAGCAGCGGCATCCTCTGGAGTCATCCCATCTTTAACAGCACTGGAAGCCATAGAGTTTAGTTTCTCTCTGTCTGTTCTGCTCATCGCTACTTTTTTCAAACAATCTTGTAAGCTCAATCTATTATCCTCATAAATGCCATTATTACTGCAAGTATTTCTTCATCTTCTCTGAGCAACTGCTCCTTCAATCTACTTGGCGCATAGCTAAAGTTAGTGCCACCACCTATTTTCTTTTTTTCTATTGGCTCGACAATATCACAAGTCACCCAGCCAATGGTGAATAATTCCTTACCACAATCATTAGCCCAGCCCGAATTAATCACAGAAGCACCAACTGAACTCGGAAAGTACCATTTCCAAGATCAGTCTTTTCGAGTCTCCATTCGTCATTCTGAATTAATGAACCATCATCACTATAAATGTTTGGATCGTTAGGGTCTAAATCCATTCGCTGATGTAGGTCAAGGATTTTCTTCGTCTCGGTTTGGTCAATAACTACAGTTGTTGCAGCCGGATTAATATTAGGTGGTAAACTATATTGACCTCTTAGGTAGATTGTTCCGCCTGTGCAATCTGAACCAATATGTAATTGCCCACCATACATCTCAACAGTGTGAATACCTCCAGTCATATTACTAATACCAAGCGACCTATGCCAATCTGTAATTTGAAGCGTAAATCCTTTAGTATTAATTGAAATATATCCAGCACCTTCTTTGCCAGATATGCCTTTAACAATGTGTGTAGATCCAACAAGCTCTACGTCACCAGTAAATACAGATTTTTCTATGTACCCGTAAAGTCCTGCTTCTGGCTCTATTTGAGACTCTTGAATTATGAATGACCCAGCTCCTGATGGTACGCCTTTAAACCGAACATTTCTAAACTTGGAGCCTGTTAAACTATGACCACCACATCTAAACAATGGCAGCCCAATACCATCCATAGCTATATTTCTAAAGCTGCGAGAAAGTAATACCTCATCAAAGGATTTGACAATACCAATACCGTTTGCTTCTGCATCATCTAGTAAATCAATAATATTATTATAAGGAGACTGTTGATAGCCATTGCCATTAATAGCTGCCGTTGTATCAATATATAAAGCTCTATCGACCTGACCATGTACCTGCTCCAGTTGCAGCGACTGCGCAGTTGTTAATCCAGAACCTGTTTGAATTCTCTGAAGTCCAGCAGAGTTACTTGGAACAACAGATACATTCCCTACCAGTACGTCAACAATATTGTTATTTGAACCAAGAAGGTCAACCCGTTGAGCAGGTAAAGCAAATTCAACAGTGTACCCGTTAATTATCTTATCAAAGCCAGCGTAATCCGCACCAGCAAAATCAATCTGTGCATCGGTATGTAAAAGTATTGGAGCAGCCCACAATCCTTCAGTCGGCTCCCATTCTAACCTTCTACACTCCATAAGAAAGTCAGCCATATCCAGTTGATAGCGAGTCCCAGATACCAGAGTTAAGTCTGATACTGGGACTACTATAGTCCTTGCAAGCCAATCAACTGTATATGCCATGAATTATACTTCTGCTTCCATTGTACCTGAGAAGGAGAATCCTGCCGCACCAATCGTTCCAGATATAGGAATGATTTTGTCAACACCAGAAGCATCGCCATGTCTCACCCAACCAACTACTGAAATATCAGAGCTGTAGATTAGTGAGTTACTAAAGGTCTTGGTAGTGCCGCCACCAGTCATAGAGTCATACATGATTGCAGTGAAGCAGTCATCAGATGCAGTGATCGCATCATCGGCAACTGTACCCACTAACTGGAATGTGCTTCCTGACCAACTATCATACTCATAGAACTTGTAAGTTGTGGTTCCTGTCTTGAGAACACCAACCCAGCCAGTCTGAGGTGTATCAGAAGCGATAGCTTCGTTCATTTCTATTTCTGCTGAAGCTATTGATTCACCGACTGCTGTGTAAACAGTGTAGTCAGGAGCATTGAGAACTGCATCTTTCTTAGCAAGGAACACGTGTAAGTCATCTGCTGAGTTAAGTGCTTCAATTGAACCAGATACAGATACAAAGTTTGGTGGAGTAACAATATTGCCATCCAAGTCCTTGAAGGAGTCAGATGAGCCAATTTCACCGCTGTCAAAACCAATACCTAATGCACCAATCCAAGCACCAGTAAACTGAGCCAAGTGATTCGGGCTGGCTGGCATCTTCACTGAATCCGCAGATAAAGTTGCAGTTGCTCCACCGTTGCCTGTGATAACATCATTATCGACAGGAGGAACACCAGCACCTAAATGAAGGATGAATCGGGTAGTACTACCACCAGATAAGGAGTCAACTCCAACCAAATTACCATTACCTGTAACCCAGTCAATTGTTTCATTCTGAACCCATGTTCCTGTTCCTGCATCAATGGTCATGTCGTATAATCGACCAGTCCATAAATCGCCATCAACACCGTATAAAGTGTTTGAGCTGCCATCTACAAGTATTGCTTTAACAAACTCATAAAGAGATTTCTTAGTTCCTGCACCAGCTCCGGCATAAGACCATTCACCAAGATAAGGTTTGTTACCTGCACCATCTAAATCAAGGAGATTATAACCTTCTGATTTAGTAATACCGTAAGCCTCAACGGTCGCTTGCAGAGTGGTGTTCTGTGGGTCATCTGCTGTAGTTATGGATGCAACTGATTCACCTAATGCTAAAGTGGTTTCCCAAATAGCGTATGTTTCGAGCCAAGTACTTGCCTTGACAACAATACGCAAACCATCAGTATCAGCTCCGCCATCCCTGCCTTTTACCATCACTCTTAATAAAGTGTTGCCATCTGTTTGATTCTTACCATTGCCCCAGTGAGAGGTTAGTTCAACCTCATCTTGAATTATCTTAACGGGCAAAGGTATGGATGTACTACCAAGTACAATTAAACCATAGTAAATATCATCACCACCATTCTGTGAAACAGAACCACCAAAGTGCGACTCCATCACTTCATCGGTAACGGTATAATTAACTGAGTAATCAGTTGTATGGTCATTCAGGGTAACAATCTTACCTAATGCTTCTTCTTTTGAAGGGTTAGGAAATGATAGGTTTACTTCATCATCACCAGAAATAACAAAATCCCAAGCAAGCTTCTGCAACGCTCTGTTAATCCACTTTACGTGGAATGTGTGAGAGCCAGAAACATATGTAATCGCTCCTGAAGCTGCCACTTTAAATTGAGAGAGCCACGCAGTAATTGCCGTGGAGGAGTCTGCATCTGTATCATAAATAGCCATGTTAAAATTCCTATGTTAAGGGGGTTAATCGAGCAATGGTGGAAAACCCACCTGAAGTAATTGTTCCGCTAAAATCTTTTTGTACATAATCAGTTCCTGATAAACTCATTTCTCTTGCCCATCCAACTACATCAACATCAGTCGAATAATTGAAAGTATCAGTAGCAACGCCTGAACCGTTCACAGCACTATTTAAAAGCTCTGATTTATCTGATTCTTTAAGGATCATCACATGAGCTGTTGAGGCTATTGGAAGCCCAGTTGAGTCATCAAGAACGGTTACTGTTAAGTCTACGTTGTTGTTTATTACTACTGTACCTGCACCAGTTTCTGTGACTGTAGGAACCGTTCCACCGTTGGTAATGTTAATGGTTACTACTCCAGAACTATGTGTAGTTTCAATATCGTTAGTTCCGCTTTGGTCAAAGAACACATTATCAAAATTATATGTCCCTGCTGTATCAATGAGAATTGCGTGTTTACTTGCATAACTCTCAAACCTCATATCTGCTATATCCATAGCTCCTACCACCATCTCTAAGGCATGACTGCCGTTTTGATTCTTGAATACTGAACCATCTAAATCTGCACCAGTATCCGCATATATTACAGGATCTACATCGTCAAATGTAGCTGCTCCTGTTATTGAACTTCCAACAGTAAATTCTCCCATACCTTTGAAGGTGGGGCTATCGAAAGTCACAACTGCGTTATCATCTTGATCAAAATCAAACAACGCTCTTGTCTGCCAAATCCATGAGCCGCTAAAATCAGCAGTGTCTGATGCGTTATTTCTCAAGTTCAAGTAAACTCTGCAAGCCTGAGTAGTAAGTCGGTTTCTAGGATCTGCCGCATCATTAGCGACTGGGCTAATAACAGTCTTGCCTTCATCATCAAAGGTAGTAATAGAACTGTTGTTTCCAATCCTAAAGCCAAAGTCCACAAAGATAGCCGATCCTGCCTGTCTAACCCATGACCCTAGCTTATCACTATAGTCTGTCCCCTGAACCTCAGTGACAATATCCTGTATAACAGCACCTGAACCACTGAAGGTAGGCGTATCTGCTGAAGTCTTAGTTGTGTCTATAATCCACATCTTACCTTGATAATTCCAACTGGTGCTGCTACCTGCAATATTGGCTCTGGTAACTAAAATAGCTACTCCAGTTACATCAGTATTATCAAACGACCCACTACTAGCATCATGACTGGAATCATTTAGGTCAATGACAAATGGGTACTGCCCTGAAATACACGCTGAAGAAGGCGTGTCATTCCCACCTACATAGAAGTCCCGATATACTGACCCATTCACAGTTCCTGAGTAGATGCGTAAGATAATACCGCCATTCGCTACACTGTCATGTTGAATCCTGTTCGGAGCATTAGACTGATTATGCCAAAGCATTAACTTAGTATTGGAGCTTACATCATACCCTGCTCCACCATTGACAAATTCCTTAGCATAACCTTTGGTAGAACCAGCTACATTGTTATCAAACTCAGTGGCTGAATCAGGATGAGGTAAACTACCATTAGCTTTTATCCCAGTGTTAGATGGTGAATTGATATCTGCAACCCATAATGGGTCAGTAGCACCACGACTGATATCGCAATCGTCAGTCGGTGAAGGCAATGCAAAAGTCATGCGGCTAACCTCATAAGATGGTCTCCATGAGGATTCTTGAAGGTTGACCCATCTAAATCCACCCCGTTATCATTACACCAAACCACACCGCAATCGTTATAGTTAGCATTCCCAGTAATTGAACTACCTACATCAAACCTTCCTGTTCCTTTGAAATCAGCTCCGCTGAAAGTAACTACAGCACTATCATCTTGGTCAAAGTCCCAGTCTGGGTAAGAGTTACCACAATCATAAGAGCCTGAAAATGTAGCTGTATCCGCTGCATTGTTCCGTAGATTCATGTATACCCTGAATGCTTGGTCTGTGATACGAATACTTGGGTCAGTGGGGTCGTCATTGTTACCCCAGAAAACTGAAACCCCGTTATCATTGAAAGTGGTAGCAGTGCTATTGTTTCCAAACTCAATAGGACAAGCCAGACTAAAAATTGTTCCCTCTCTTGCCAGCCAACCATGAGTTATTTTCGTATTATAAGCTGTCCCCATTGCAGTGATAATGTCATCCCAGTCACTACCTGCACCAGTAAATCTTGGAATGTTTGTAGCACCCTTTGTAGTATCAAGGATAAACATTCGCTGTAAAAATAACTGAGTAGTAGTGCCACCCATGTTCAGCGTCTTAGAGCCAAACCCTATAAACTCAACATCGGTATTATCAAATGTACCTGCTGTTGCTTCATGATTTGATGCGTTTAAGTCGCAAACTAAGTGAACAGGGAATGCACGTTCTTTGCCTATCCTTGTGTCCCTGCCTCCCATTTGAAAAGTTCTATAGTTAGTGGGGGCTACCGTAGTGGTGGCTGTTCCAGTGCCAAGTCTAAACATAATACCGTTATTCGCAGCAGTATCTAACTCCAGTCTGTTTGGGGCATTATATTGATATAGGAACACGCACACTTTAGTATCTGAGGATACATCGTAAGAAGTGTTGAAAGTCCACCAACATCCTGCTGTTCCTGTGCTGGTTGTATTAATAAATCCTGTGGCTTTCCCTGTAAGAGGAAGTGACCCATTGGTTTTGGTGTTCCTTGTATTCCACTGCCCTTCGGTAAATGCACCTCTACGCCTACCGTCAACGTCCCAATCGGTTTGGAATAAATGATTAGCAGTGGGGATAATAAATGTCATTAATTAATTACCTATCAATCACAGTCCCAACTCCACCTTGCTTTTGGTTTGTCCATCCACAGGGTATAGCTGTTCCTTCTTATTTTATACGCTCTCTTCTTCTCACCATCTACTCTTACATAACACTTAATAGTTCTTGGTGAATCATTAACAATCTTAATCAGTACCCCAAACTTAGTGTGTAAGTATTCCAAGTGAGCCTTCCTACTCTCTGCAAGAACTGATGTGCAGGTTAATAAAACTACAATCAGCAAGAATCTCATTTTATCCTCCGTTGCCAAGCTTCAGCATAATTTGTTGAAAGTACTGGTCGTACTTATCAAACTTCTCGTCCAGTTTCGAATCTAATCTCTCCACTTGTCTACGGAGACTATTAATCTCAGCATCCCTTACAGCCAACATCTGTTCAACAACAGCCTTGTCCACCATTTCAGTTCGCTCTTCTCTTAGATTTGAAATCTGTGTTCTCATCTCTCCAAGCTCCGAAGCAAAGCTCCAGCTTGCAATAAGCAAAGTTATAGCTGTACCACTACTTATCCATCGTGTTACATGATGCTGCTTATGTACCTCTGCACTCATTTGAGCTTCCTCTTAATTGATAATCTTTGATTCTGGTTTGCGAATAACGTCAACATAGTCGAGAAGCTTATCACTGCTCTTTCTGACCATTACAAACCTCAAGTCTGTATTGTCTGGTCGCTGCTCAGTATTGTTTTTGATGTCACCCAATAAAGAAATTAATGGGGTAGTGTCAACGTTCTTTCGCTTGAGTACATCTGCAATCTTTTCCAGCGTACCTTTAATTTGTTCATCCTGCTTCTTCAGGAGTTGCTCATTGGCTTCAGCAATTCGAGTGAGTTGTGCAACGAGTGATTCCCAGCCAGATATCTTGGTTGGGTCTTTCTGCTCAGTAACGATAGCCCCACTCTCAACGAGTTCAGCCAGCTCTTCTGGTGTGATGATATCAGCCATTCATACAGTCCTTTAATCGTTGAGCTTGATTCCTGCGTTTTACGTTGGTTTCCCAAACTTTCTGTGCAGGTGCATCGATACTTTGCTTCTTTCCTGTGCTGGACAGGATCTTCTCATCCTTAATTCTAACATCTCCGAAGTCTTGTTGCATAGAAACTCCTGTGCCAGTGAACACTTCACCAGTAGTAACCTCCACTCCAAGTCGAGACCATAGTTCTGTAGGCGTAACACCAAGCTCTTCAGATTTGGTAACAATCCTTGCTTGCATTAATTTAGCATTCATTCTGGCTTCTTTGCTGTTCATCTTTCCTGTTTTAACTAAATCAGCATAAACCAGATCACCAATCTCTTTGGCTTCCTCTTTGGTCTTCTCGAACTCAAGAGCTATCTCCATTGCAGCAAGAACCTCCTCCTTGTATTCGGTATCAAGCTCATTGGCTTCAGACCTTGTAAAGGTGTCGCTCGATAGTCTCAGGTGGTCACGCAATTTGGTAATGGTTTCGGTATCAGAGAAGTGAGCCATGAAGTCCTCAGTGGGTATGACAATATCACCACCCAGCCGAAGAGCCTCTGGTATTTGTTCCAGCACAGCCTGAACCTCTGGTATGGATTGGTCAAGAGATAGGTCATCGAACATCCCCTCAGTATCCTGAGCAGGAATAAATACCTCTCCATCTCTGCCAGTTTTCTCAATCAGATTCTGGATATGTTCTCTAACCTGATTAGGGTCTCTGTCTTTTGATACTGAATCCTCTAAGGTCTTCAGCATTTCATCAAGCCTTGTCTGCTCGCCTGAGTAGTCCTTCAGGTTAAGTTTAGCTCGTCTTGGTGTAAACACTTGGAGTAATAGTCTAAATGCTCCTGCGGCTCCTGCAGCAGCCCTCATCTCCTCAATTATGCCCTGAGTAAAGTCAACATCCTCATTAAAGGTGAAATACTCCAGTGTTGAGTGAGCAATTCCCTCTGTAAACTCCTCTACTGCTTCAAGTCCACCAGCTTTGAATACATCAAGAGTAAGACCAACAAACTTGTTCTTATACTCCTTTGGCAGCCTGTTGAATAATTTATCGATACCCCATCGCTCAGTGGCTGCAGTAATCGCACCACCCAATAGTAAATTTGGCAACTTTGTCTCTACACCGAAGAATTGTGGCTTGTTGCCAGACTCTTCAATAGCATCGTTCTGCATCACAACGCCCTGAGACATCATTGATGCTGTGCCTGCAATTGCGCCACCATAATTAGAGACAAGAACCATGCCTGCTATCTGACCCATTGCCCCAGTGATATCTGTCATCCAGTCTTTACGTTCTTGCGGAACATCTACCACTTCAGCAAACTGCTTAACGGCAGCTCCACTGCCTTTCAGAGTTCCAACAATGCCGTATCGGTCATTGAGTTCGGTGATATCTTTAATAATGTCAGGAGTGTCTTCTTGGTTCCAGATGTACTTATCCATCGACTCTGGCAGCACAGCATCGATCAGCTTGGTTGATAATAATGTTGCTTCATCAATAAGCTCGCCTGCAGCGGTAGGCATATTGCCAATTGTTTGAATGGCTCCTGCCGCTGGCGCACGAATTAGTTTATCGGTTCCCTCAGTCCAGATAGTTTCAAGGTCAAGATAAGTGTCGATATCGTCCTGAATGACAGCAGCTTTATCTGGGTCTCCCAGTAGCTTTGCTGTTTCATAATGCTCATCAGCTATCTCTCTCCAGTCACGCTCATTTAGCTTGCCCTGCTGCTCTGTTGTTTGTGGATCAGTCTCAGCAGCAAGCACTGGGACGCCAGCCCTCTCAGCAGCCTTAACAGTTTTGGCGTGTTGATCTGGGTCTTTCTGCGTAGCTTGATACATTGACGACTCGACAGAGTTGCCTCTCTCTTCCTTTTTAGTATTCTGGAAGTTAGCAAAGCTCGCAGCGAAATCATCCTCATCAACCTGTGTGGCATCCTGAAAGACTTCACGCTCTTCTTCATCTTCAATAAGCATATCAGGCATAGTCATCAAACTCCGTTATGTCATCATCGACAATAGCTTCTCTCATAAACATCTCGTTATCACCAATGCCTCGCATATACTTTCTAATAGCAGCTCGCTCTTTTCTGGATGTCGCTTTCATAGCAGCAAGCTCAGTAAGCTGCTCCATAGTCATACTGTGAAACTTCTTGACTTGCTCTGCCTCTTCGAGTGCAGCCACAGCAACATCCATCTCTTCGGACGGAAGGTCGCCACCCTCCTGATTTTCAAGCTTGGTAACCGTATCCTTAGCTTGCCTTACAGCAGACTGTGCAGGAGTGTCGCCCTTACTATCAAGATAATCCTGATACTTCTTATTTACATTTTGAACAGTTGGAATGTCACCATCCTCTTCAACAGCCTCCATTATCTGAGACCTCATGCTGCTGGTTATATTTGGATTAAGCTCAACCTCAAACTGCTTGGTCTTCTTCCTGAAGAACTCGCCAATGGGGTCATTATGCTTAACTGGGTATATCTCCTTGACAATCTCGTTCAGTATCTTCTGAGCTTCCTGACCCTCTGGCTCATAACCATGTCGCTTCTTAAATGAATCGGCAATAACCTCATATCGAGTTCTGATATTTTTCTTGGTTTCTATGTCGCTATTTGTCTTGCCAAGCTTCAAGCCATCGAAGACAGTCTTCAATCTCTGGTTGTCGTTCTGGGTTGACACTGACTCTGAACTCACCCCTTTGCCCTGTCGTGCAGAATGAACAATCTTTAAAACCTGTTCATAATGAGTAGGCGTTAGTCGGTCTGCATAGTATTTCAGGTTAACCTTTGCCATGTCCTTGACATCCAAGCTCCAAAACCTAGTGAGAGCATCTTGGTCACTCTCTTCCTGCTTCAGTGTATTGTTGGCTTTCTCATAAGCCTTCAGGTAGGTAATATCTTTGGAGTCAAGTGTATCAATCTCCTGAGCCGTCATATCAGATACTTGCCACTCTCCCTTTTCAATGAGGTCAGCCTTATCTTCAACATATGCCCTGCGAGTCTCTACCTTAGCTTTTTCTTTTCGCTCCCATCGATTATCCAGTTGACGAATGGCTTCTTCATAAAGAAGAACATCATCACCTGCCATTTCCTCAACCTGATCCTCCATATCACCTCTGGAGCCTTCCTCATCCCAAATCTCAACCATGATGTTCTTGGCTTTCAGCTTGAATGTACTCTTCTCGAATAGGTCATCAAATGACTCTCGGTCATCAGGACTAAGGATGTCGCCACCATTAACACCTTTCTGGTTATTGATTAGGTCTTTAGCAGCTTCTGGCTGATCATTATCAACAAGGTTCTGAGCTGCAGCAAGGAATGCTTTGCTATCAAACTCAAGTAGTGCGTTATTAACAGGGGAGCCTTTCTCTGTAGGGTCTCCCATGCCTGTCATTGTTTCAATGATCTCACGATGAGCAATGCCACGATTAAGCTCAACAGCACTTGCATCATTCGGGTTCATCTGAATACCAACTGCTGAGGAGGTTACCAGAGCTTCACTGGCTTCCTTTTTGTAGGCTTCACGCTGCTCACCTGCATGAGAGATGGCTCTGTTACTTGCTCCACCACCAAGTGTCTGCATGATTGGTGCAAACATATCTTTCTGTTCTTGACTGTCGAGCTGGCTCATGAATGATTCGCCAATCTCATTCACGCTATCGAAATAAGCTTGCTGTGCTTCTGGGCTGCTGGCATCAAGACCTTGTTTTGATTTAAAGCCATCAACACCATAAAGCGATTTCTGTAGCTCGGTTTGATACTGAGCCTGAATATCTTTTACTCTGGCTTTGTTAACTTGAGTACGCTCATAATTCTGTTTATCAGCTAAGTCACTTCCGAACTCAGTTACTCCACGACCTAATGCAATAGCACCCTGATTGCTGGGAGCTTTCTGCATAACACCCTGCAGTGCATTTGATTGAACTCTCTGTTCTGCTTGTATGACTCTCGGCATTTTATTATCCTACATTGGGTTTGCGTTTGTGGCTTTACTGTTAAATGCTGACTGCCCTGCCTTATACTTTGTCCATTGACTATCTACCTTCCCTGCTCCTGCAAGAAGAGATCCTACTGCACCCATGTTGGCTTGGTCTTCAGCATTAGCTCCTTGTGCAAGCACAGATTCTTTCTGATACTCGCCTCTCCAGATAGCTCGCTCAGTATTATTTCTGAGTGTCATAGCATCAAGCTCGGTGGTCATTGCAGTGTCAGCAATTAACTCGGCAGCACTACCAGTTGTAACCTCAACACCATTGGCAGCTATCTGCACAATCTGTCGGCTCTTGGTTGCTGCACCCTGCCTTCTTATCTTATCCTCTTCAGCCAGAGCTTGGGTTTTTGTATCTTCATTCTGAAGCTCAATCATCTTGGCGTTGGATTTGGCTGCAGCGTTTGCAGCCTTGCCCTGTTGGTGTTGACCCACAGCACCCATTACCAGTCCCATGCCCATCATAATGGAAGTTGGTTCACACATAATCTATCCTCATTTCAAACCTGTAGAAGTATTCATTGTCATAACCAAACCTCAACTTCTCTCTTAATGTAAATCCAATCCACTTCAGCCAGAGTATACTCTGCGTGTTCTCAGCATGGACATAATTCTGTAGCCTGCTGTAACCATTAATGACCTGTGGCATATACTCTTTAGTATACTTCAAAAAGTCCCTGCTTACTGTATCCAGCTCATCAGTGGCAAGTAACCACGGAATACCAAGACCAGTTAGTAAATCACCATCAGTTACACCGAACATAACAAATGGCTCTCCATCTAATAAAGCTGTCCAAGCCTTCCCTCTTGCCAGTCCCTTTGTCAGTGCCTGCTCTGGTAGCGACCTGTGAGAAGACCAAATCTCCTTCACATCATGCGTTCGCATTCCATTCGCAATGCGTTCGATATGCGATGGCAATGCCTTCGTAATGCTAACCGACTTCGACATCGGGTGAAATCGCTAATATAGTAAATGGTAATGGGTCGAGCTGCCTGTAAATTATCTGACCACCCTGAGTCCAGCCTGAATCGATAGCTACTCGCTCTTCATATGACTGCAGCTCCATCTCATCATAGTTGTCACTCTGGAACCGTGGCTTAATCTCTTGCATGAACTCAGACTCTGATCCTGTCCACCCACCCCTTGAATTATAAAACTGTATCACTGCCTCACCAATAGACTTGGCTTTACCTTTTACCATACGCTGTGATGAATCAATATTCAGTGTCTTTATCTCTGAAACATACGGAAGACCAATGTGAACTTTGCTTGCAGGATTAGGCAGCACCAAAGCTCCTCTATCCTCAACAATAAGCCCAGTGATAACATTGCCATCAGCAAGGCAAATAACCTCCTGTCCTGCGAGGTGGTGCAATCCTATGATAGTTGCTGTCTCAGCACTGTCATAAGTTAGTCCACAATCTACACAGAAGGCATCAACTGCCAAGTCCCAGTTTCTTTCATGAAGTCTCTCGATGGTGTTGACAGTATTTCCATTGATTACTCGCTGAACAGTGACATACAGAATATCTTCCTGCCCTTCCTTGACCACACTCAATGATCCGAAATCTCCAGAGGTTTCATGATGAGACCAGCCAGTGACCTTATGCTCTTTGTGATAAGTGAGTCCAAGCAGCACACCGTCATCTCTGGTAGCCCAGACCATTCGATGTGGCTCCTGAGCAAATGTCATATCAGTGATTGTGTGGTTTCTAAATAGATGTTGAGCCATAACCGATAGGTCAGACCCAGTGTAACTGTCGCTCTCGAACGTGTAACCAATGTCACGGATTCGTGAGCCAGACTCCTGCACATACAATGCAGTGTGACCAACAATTACTGGAGATACTCTTGAAGCCCCATAGTAAGATTGTATCTTTGCTGACACTGTTGATGGGGTCAGCACCTGATTCTCACCCTCAGTTATCTTCCACTCACCACCACTAGTCAGAACAAGCAGTGAACCAACAGCCAGAATATGCCTGACCTCATTCACCTGTTGTGATGCAATAGTAAAGTTAATTGAGTCATCATCCTTTGAAGGGATAGACGTTCTCATTGAATGGAAGTTGGCGGTCTTTGATACATCAATTGTTTCTGGCTTGCCCACGGTACCACCAAACAATATTCGCTGCTGATAATAAGCAACGGTACTTGGTTTGGTTGTGGTGCTTGCATCGCCAACAGTACCAAACGGCAGCCTGTCGACTGGAGGACTATCGCTAACATTTGGAGCTATGTTGTAGTCCTTGAAATTAGTTGTTTCACTTGAACCAATGTAGCCATAAACCCCAGACCCTTCTGACTCAGCTTTATAGAAGTTGTAACTTGTAGCTCCTGTCACAGCTCCTACTGTAATTGTATTCTTTCTGGTGACATCCAGAGCAACTATTGAGGCTGTCACAGATGCAGTTGAAGGGAGAGACTCATTGCCATCAGCATCTACAGCAGTGACCACATACTCGTAAACTTTCTGGTGAGTGGTCTCTGTTGTTCCACTATCGACAATACTTGATATTGATGGAGCTGATAATACAGTTGTGTAATCAACATCAACCAGAGTCCATGCATTGTGGTCAGTTCTTTGTAGCTCTGCAGGGTCATGGTTCGGATGAACGATAGTCATGATGTCAGCAGACTGCACAAAGCGCAGCTCTGTGATTTCTGTAGAGTCATACCCGTGCGACATCTCAAAGATTGACGCAGCAGTGCCTCCAGCACCCAATGCGACCGTAAAATAGAGCAGGCTATTGACTGGAGTGTTATCTCTCAACCAGTAGATTTCAAATGTATTAGCTGTTGGATTCTTGACAATGAACCGTTGATTATCCAGAAGAGCAGATGCACCTGTAATGAAGACTTCCATTCCATCAGTGAACCCATGCCCAGTCATTGTGACAACTGCAGTGGTTGCTGCAGATATTCCTTCAATTCCAACGGGGGTGTTGGTAACAAACTCACCGTCCTTAATAACCATCATTTTGCTATCGATGAATGTCAGCGTATAAGTTTGCTCGGTATTAAATTGAAATGGGATTAATCGACAGGCTGCTGCATTGCTTGGTGTATAGCCAATAAATGAAAAGCCTGCACGATTTGACACGCCACCCTCTGGATGAACCATGCCATTAAGTAGGTTTGCCAACCCAGTCTGATACTTGTTAAGGTCAGCTCTGGCTCCAAGTGCAGGAGATATCTCACCTGCAGTGAAACTCCTCTGAATGGTTTCTGCCATTAGTACTGTTCTCTTAGTTGCGTGTACTCAGACTCATCCTCTTTCTGCCTGAACCGCTCATTGGCATTTGCCACCTGCGTTTCTTTCCTGATCTGGTCATACATCCTCAGAGCATCTCTTCTCATCTCACGACCTTTCTCAGCACCTGCAATCGGCACAGCAACTTGAGAAGCCAGCCACCAAGACAGCATCTCAACAAAATCTGGGCTGTATAAGTTGGTGTCCTTCTCATCAATCGTGTACTGAAGATAAGCTTCAGGCATATCAGTGAGTATCACCTGAACACCATTCTCATTAGCTATCTCATAAGGAATATTTAACTCCTCAGTATCACGCAGTTGTGGCTCTGGTATTAATGAACCAAACCGCAAGTAAACAGTTCGGTCGGTACCAAGCACATAATAAGGGACGATGTGTTTCAGCTTCAGGCAGTTGTTAGGGTACGCATAAGCATAGAGATATTTTTGTGGGTCAACAGTGACCAGAGCAGCAGGCTCTGTCCTGTTAGCAAAGCCCCACGGAAACTGCCTCAATACATATTGACGAGCAATATCATATCGAGCGAGCATCACCGGAGCTTCTAATGAATCCTCAGTGAATGT